ATGCTTTGTTTATTCGCATAAAAGTTGGAGATTTGAAAAAATGGCAATGGGAAGACCAAGAAAAACTGAGGCTGAATTGAAGCTATCCGGCACATTCGGCAAGGTCAGTTCACGCAAGAAATGGAACACTCGCAACGCGACGCCACTGACCGAGAAGCCTGCACCGGCGAAGTATCTGAAGCGCACGCAGTATTTCTGGAACCAGTTCATGATCGAGAAGGCTGCGCAGAACGTGCTGTCCGTCGGTGACGAGCCTGTTCTTATGACGATGTTCGACGCATACGACCAGTACCAGCGCTACAAGGACCAGCACGACGAGCTCATGAAGGGCGCGGACTTCAAGGATCCGGAGTTCGTGAGAAACCTCAACCAGCTGGACATTATGATCGACAGGCTGTTCAAGCAGTGGACGTCGCTCGCTCTCAGATTCGGGCTGACCCCGTCGGAGCGGTCGAAGCTGGCCGTCACACCCGAGAAGCCCCAGAGCGCGATGCTCGAGCTCATCCAGAGGGCGAAGGAAGGCTGATGTACAGACTCCAGGCGTATGTGGACTATGTGAAGCAGAACCCGGGCAAAGTCTGCAAGTGGACCAGGCTCGCGGTCGAAAGGTTCGAGAGGGACCTGTCGCGCGTCGGATCCGAGGACTTCCCCTATGTGTTCGACACGGAGAAGGCGCAGATCTTCATCGACTTCACCGAAATGCTCAAGCAGTACAAGGACAAGTGGGCGGGCAAGCCGCTTCACCTCGAGCCCTGGCAGGTGTTCGTCTTCGCGAACGTCTACGGATGGGTGCATAAAGACACCAGGCTCAGGCGCTTCCGCAAAGCGTTCCTGTTTATGGGAAGGAAGAACGGGAAGAGCACGCTAGTGTCCTCCGTCCTGCTCTTCGATCTCCTGTTCACACCAGGAGCGGAGGCATTCTGCGCCTCCACAAAACGGGATCAGAGCAAGATTGTGTGGGAGAGCGTGGCCCAGATGGTCCGCCAACACGAGGATCTGAAGGAAATGCTGCAGATCTTCAAGAGCACCACAACGATCGTGAACCCATCCACGGCGGGCAAGCTGACGGCCCTCTCCTCCGAGTCGGACAAGTTCGACGGCCTCAACCCCTCGGCCTGCTCAATAGACGAGGTGGCCGCCATGAGGGACTACAACGTCATCCAGGTCCTGCAGTCCGGCACGGCATCGAGACCGGAGCCTCTGATCTTTGAGATCACTTCAGGATCCGACAACACGAACAGCGCAGGGGCGCAGGAGTTCGAGCGGTCGCAGAAGATCCTTAACGGGGTGTATCAGGATGACACATTCTTCTGCGTTGTCTACACCATCGACCAGGGCGACAAGTGGCAGAACGAGAGCTGCTGGTGCAAGGCGAACCCTAACCTCGGCGTCAGCGTGAAGCTGGACACCCTGAGGGCGTTGTGCAACGAGGCCCAGCAGAACCCGTCCCTGGAGGCGGAGTTCAGGATCAAGAACCTCGGACAGTTCCTCTCCCCTGTCACCGCATGGATCCCGCACGAGAGGTGGAAGGTCTGCATCGAGAACAGCAGGGCATTCCCGAGGCTGGAGGACCTTCCCCGGGGCGAATGCGTCAGCATCGGGGCGGTCGACCTGTCCCAGCGTGTGGACTTCACCAGCTACGACGTGGTCACTCTTCACATACCGACAAACACCTACTACATCCGGCATCACTTCTACATCCCTGCGGAGCAGATCCAGGACAAGTGCAAGAGCGATTCCCCTCTCGTCTACAAGTGGGTGCAGGACGGCTTCATCAACGCGACGCATGGCTCGATTGTTGACTACAACGTCATGTTCGCGGACATAGAGCGGTCCATCGGGGAGCTGGGCGTGCAGGAGGTGCTGTATGATCCCTGGAACGCCGGTCAGCTCATAGACCGGATCGGGCCGAAGGTGGATCTGGTCGAGATCAAGCAGAGCCTCCAGGCGCTCTCCCCTATGGCGAAGGACTTCGAGGCGGCGGTCATCGACGGCAGGATCGCGGACGGGAACCCCGTCATGGCGTGGATGGTCAGCAACTGCGACATCTACAGGGACCCGAACGGAAACATAAAGCCGGTCAAGCATGGCGGCAAGCATTCGGCTCTCCACATAGACGGAGTGGTCACCTCGCTGATGGCCCTGGGCCGTCTGAAGAGCCTGCTGGACGGCGGCTACATCGACACCAGGAGCGCCGAGGAGATTGAGGCCGACATGACGTCAAGGCTCGCAGCTCTGGACTACTGATTCGTTTTTTTTCGTCCTCGGACACTAATTCTATGAAGGACGAAAAAGCACATGGCCATATTCGACATTTTCAGACGCAAGCAGCGTTCCTTTTTCCCTGAGACCGCTATCTCTGCCCCTATGGGTGGCCTCCTTTTCCCCGCTGACAGAAACCCGACGGTCTCGGCGTGCGTGGACAAGATCTCGAAAACCCTGTCCACGCTCCCGCTGCAGGTTTACCGCGAGACCCGCAGCGGCATGGAGTTAGCCAAGGGGAACCCGCTGTATCTGGCGCTTGAGGATCCTTCATACGAGGAGACCCCGACCCTGTTCTACCGGACGATGTACCGGTTCCTCCTGTTCAAAGGGAACGTCTTCCTGTTCAAGCTGAAAAGCGGAAGCGGGCGGATCGTGGGGTTCTCCCTCGTGGATCCGAACAGGGTGAAGGTCTCCAGATCCGAGGACCGACGCAAGAGATACAACATCGACGGGGTCTACTACACGGACAACGAGATCCTGCACATCCCATATCCGGGCGCAGGCTACAACGGCACGGAGGGAAAGAGCCCGATCGAGGTGCACAGGGACCTCATCGAGCTGGACAACAGGCTCCTGATGTACGTCAACAACTACTTCGACAACAGCGTGGGGTCGAGGCTGGTCATCAATCTCGGCAACACATATCCGCAGCGCAAGGGCACGATGGACCAGCTGTACGCCGAGATTGTGCCGGTGATGAACAAGTTCGTCCTGGGCGCGGCCAACGCGGGCAAGCCGATGATCGGACTCCCGGACAGCACGATCAGCAAAGTGGACCAGGGAAGCAACGCACAGGCACAGCTGAAGAGCCTGATCGACACCGTGGAGCACCAGATCGCGCTTAGCTGCTTCGGCGTCCCCTACGAGGTTCTGGACAGCGCCGCCAGCAAGTACGACAGCCTGGAATCCAAGCAGAACGACTTCCTCGCAAACTGCGTGAAGCCGCTCGGGGACCATGTCTGCGAGAGCTTCGAGAAGCTGCTCTCCGCATCGGAGCAGAGCGCCTACTCCGTCCGGTACGAATACAAGAACCTGCTGACCACGAACACGAAGGACACGGTGGACTATCTGACCAAGGAGTTCCAGAGCGGCGCCCTGACGATGAACGAAGTCAGAAAAAAGCTCGGCATGGAGGACATGGGACCCGCCGGAGACGTGCACTTCATCCCGTCCAACCTGATGCCGCTGACTGAAGAGAACATAGACGCCTACATGGCGAAGAACAAGCTCGCGCTGCAGCAGGCGAGCGAGCACAATCCGCAAGGAGACGACAAATGAGCAAAGAGATCCAGACGAGAGAGATCAAGGTCAACGACCTTCAGATCCGGGAGCTTGAGGACGGACGCAGAGTCATCGAGGGCATGATCCCGTACAATTCGAGATCGGAATGGATGGGCTTCTTCGAGTACATCGAGCCGACCGCCTTCAACAAGACGCTGGCCGACGGCGCAGACGTCAGGGCCCTCTGGAACCACGACACGACGAAGCTCCTGGGACGCGTGAAGAACGGATCCCTGAGGCTCTCATCGGATGACGCAGGGCTGCACATCGAGTGTGACCTGCCGAAGACCACATACGCCGAGGACGTCTACAACCTCATCCGCGAGGGCTACAACAACGGCCTGTCGTTCGGATTCACCACAATCAAGGACAAATGGGGCACGGAGGAGATCGAAGGCCGCCAGGTTGAGGTCTGCCACCTCATCGAGGTCAGACTGTACGAGGTCTCCTTCTGCGTCTCGTTCCCCGCCTATGAAGGCACGGACTCCGAGGCCCGGAGCATCCGCAGCATCATAGACGACATACGCAACATCAAGGCGGAGGACCTCTCGGAAGAGGATCGCGAGGCCCTGAGCAATTCAATCCGTGAGCTTCTCCCAGAAGACGAACAGCCCGCTCCCGAACCCGTCACCACAGCCGCCGAAAGCACTGGGGCCGACGAGGAACAGGCGAGACAGCTCGACGCTTTCCTATGGGAGCTTAAATCTAACAAATAGGAGTTTTGTCATGGAAGAGAAGAAATTCGATGAGATCATGACCGAGCTGCGCGCAAACCAGGAGCAGCTCAAGCAGGACAGAGAAGCCTTTGCAGCAGAGCAGAGAGCTTTCGAGCAGGAGAGGGCAACATACAACGCAAACCCATCCGTGAAGAGAGAGAAGGAGCTCGGGGCACAGCTCCGCGACCTCGTATCCGCAATGCAGGAGAAGAGAGCCATCACACTCCAGGGTGCAGGTGCAGTTGAGGTCATCAGCGCTCTCTTCAAGGTGTTCAGGAACAGGACAGAGATCCTGGACGGACTCCGCTACTTCTACGGCCCGAACGCAGCCACAAAGATCCCCGTTCTCACAGCAAGACCGGCAAGACCTTCCAGAGTCGCAGAAGGCGCAACATCCGGCACACCGGACAGCACAGCCGCACTCGGAGCAACATCACTCGAGCCAGAGACCTACTACTCAGAGCTCCCCGTCAGCTTCGAGACCCTGAAGTATCTGCCTGTCGACTTCGAGGCACAGCTCCAGGAGATCTTTGGAGACGCCTTCGCAGACGCAATGGCAAACCAGGTCGTCAACGGCAAGGGCAAGGCCACATATTATGAGTTCGGCGGTCTCTTCACACAGGTCCCGAGCGCAAACCTGATCGCCTGCGGCGCATCCGGCGCACCGACCATCGCAGATGTCGTCAACCTCGCTCTGGCAATGCACAACAAGGTCATGGCAGATCCTTGCATCGTCATCAGCCCGACTCTCTACGCCGGAATCACAACAGCAGCTGTGACAGGCTATGAGGTCTACAAGAACGAGCTGATCCTCAACAGGACAGTCGAGGGCGTCAGGATCCTCGTCTCCGGCTATGCTCCAAGCACAACCACAGCCAACAGCGTCGTCGCAGTCGGATTCGACAGAGGCGACTACGCAGTCGGACTCGCAGCCGAGCTCACCATCCGCCCGATCCTCAAGTCAGGTGACACCAACACCTACTTCCAGGCAATCATGGGAATGGACGGTAAGCCGATTGTTGCAGCCAATGTCTTCGGTCTCAAGGCAATCAGCTCAACCTGACCGTCTGACTCATAAAGGTTCATCACTCCTGGGCCGTCTCTCGGAAGAGGGGCGGTCCTCTTTTTTTGACCTTCGGACACTAATTCTATGAGAGGTTGAAAATGATCCTGACCGTCACACAGTTCAACACATATTCCGGAAATTACGAAGCGAGCGATGCCGTCACGGCCCTCAAGACCTCGATTCTCAACAGCGCCCAGGAGATCGTCAGCAACTACATCGGGTTCGACCCGGAGTCGGCGCAGCGCACAGACTGGATCAGCCCGATCGGGAACAACAGGCTCTACCTGTTCGCCCATCCGATCACGGCCGTGTCGAGCGTGGAGCTCAACGGTGTCTCGATACCGTCCACGGACTACACAATCCATGACAGATACCTCAGGCTCAACTCCGGTGTCTGGCCGGAGGGCATAGAGACGGTCAAGGTCACATACACAGCCGGTTGGAGCGCAACCGGGAACACAAACCTTCTGCCGGACACAATCAAGATGGTCATACTCCAGATCGCCACCCTCATGCTCATGGAGGCGGGCGAGAACATCGGCGTCACAGGCAAGAGCTTCGGCGAGAACAGCCGCACATTCATCAACTACACGAACATGAGCAAATGGCTGTCCAAGCTGGACGAATACAAGATAGTGAGGCTCCTGTAATGGCAGAGAAGATTTCAGGTGGCGTGTTCAGCCTCCAGGTCGAGCTCCAGGAGTGCTACAGGTTCCTTGACGGCATAGAGCACAACAACAAGACCGTGCGCAAGTACATCATGCGCGCAGCATCAACAGGCGGAAGGTCCTACGTCAAGCGCCAGTACAAGAGCGTCCTGCACAAGAGGACCGGGCAGCTCTACAAGAGTCTCACATCATACGTCGACCGCCAGGGCTACAAGATCGTGTTCACGAACAGCGCGGACTCCGGGAAGAAGACCAGCAAAGACGGAAGGACCGCCCGCTACGGCTTCATGCTGGCCTCCGGCTACACGATCCAGCCGAAGGACAAGGGCAAGACCCTCACCTTCCAGACCAACGGCAAATGGGTCCGCAAGTACAGCGTCACCGTCCAGCCCAAGGACTTCGTCGAAGCTCCGGTGGAAAGGTATTTCAGCTCGCATGACTGCGAGGAGCGCATGGAGAAGGCCGCGCAGAAGCAGGTCGACTACTGGGAGAAGAGAGCTGCACAAGGAGGCAACAGATGAGCGTGAAGAACGAGCTTACGGTCTTGGAGCAGCTGCGTGACGTCGTGGACGAG